AAGAGACAAAACAACCGCTATATTATAATGCTATGGATAAGAAACTATTCTTCTCTATGGGCGGACTAGCTACAAAATTTACTCGCAAACAACTCGAAGAAGCGGGCTTAGGCTGGGCATTCGATTGTGAGGGGATTGAAGTTGAGGAGGTGGAGTGATGATTATTAAGAATTACAAATATGATTATTCAGGTGGCAGAATACGCTACACAATTGATGTAGATGGCTATGAAACAGCTATGGAACATACAAAGACAGAATACGGAAGTGTCCAAAGAAATGATATTGATGATTTCTTAAGTACGGTTGAGGAATACGACTTTCAAGAAGCTGAAGCGGTTGAAGAATTTGTTGATTTTCAAAGTTGTCTGCTTATGTATGGGATTGATTTTGAATTGAGAAATGAGGTTGAGTGATGTCTAGAAAGATACAATCAACGATTACACAAGAACTATATGACCATGTCGAAGCCATTAAAGAATATGGTGGTTACGGAAGCGTGTCTGAAGTAGTCAATAAAGCACTTGAAAAGTTAGTAAATGACCATGATAGCAATGAAATATATAAATATTATTTGCAAAAAGTAAGAGATAGAAGAAATGAGGTTACAGAATGAAACGTTTTATCGCAATCTGGATTCTTCTATCTGCTGGGTTGAACATCTGGCAGATGGACCGGATTCGAGATTTGGAAGAAAAGAAGCCGATGGTTATCTACAAGGCAGATAACGCAGGCGCAGAGATATTTGGTAAGGTCGTCGAGAAAGGACGACACGGGAAACTGTACACAGTGACTATCAGAGATTATGGAATTTTCGTAGTTACTAGAGAACAATTTGAGAAAATCAAAGTAGGAGATGAGGTGATGTTGTGAACACACTAGAAAAAGTCAAGCAATGGTTTATTGACCGTGAGCTTGAGAATGGCGGACGGTTAGACAAGCAGTCTTTGAAGCTCAGCGAGGAGTTCGGTGAGTTATGCGCCGGCTATCTCAAGAAGAATGAGAAGTTGACAAAGGATAGTATCGGAGATTGTGCGGTCGTGATTGTCGGTCTGGCCTTGTTGATAAAAGCGGATGTGGATAAGATTTTTGATGAAGTTTTTAGCGACGAATACTATGTCATAGGAAGTCTGGTCTTTTTGAACAGGACAATCAGCAATATTCAGTTATCAAATGGATTTACAAATAAAGATATGTATATAATCGATTTAACTCGTTCAATTTATTGGTTAAAATCAATCAGTACCGCACTTGGTTATAACTTTGAGGAATGCTTTGAACTAGCTTACCAAGAAATTAAAGACCGAAAAGGTAGTTGGATTGATGGCTCGTTTGTCAAAGAGGAGGATTTGGGATGATACCGAAATTTAGAGCGTGGCACAAGACGTGGGAAGAATTAGGAGAAGTCAAGAGGATACGTTTTGACGATGAGGGGGATGTACGTACTGTACTATTCAGAGGTAAAATATTAGGAACTGATACTCCTATCGACAAAATTGAGCTCATGCAATCAACAGGACTCAAAGATAAGAACGGTAAGGAAATCTTTGAGGGGGATGTAGTCAAAATGGCCAAGGACGTCTATTCTGAACCGACTTATTACAAGGTTGTAAGACACCGTGGTGGAGCATATCGTCTTGAATCTAAAAAACACGGATGTGAATTGTGGCTACGACATGCTGATTGCGAGGTCGTGGGGAATGTATATGAAACCAAGGAGTTATTAGATGCCTGATGTAGAATGGATTATAGAAAATTGCCACATGATGCGTGATAACGGTTGCTGGGCAGGAGAGAAGCAGATTTCCTACGCAAGTCCAGATGGACAGTACACGTATTACATCAACAAGCGCAAAGATGGGACGTATTATCTTCACGGAGCATGTAAGCATTATGGCAGGACGTAGATGGACAGAAGATGAGATTGATTACCTGGAGTGGTACGTCTTGTCCGGAGAAGAGCATGATTTAACACATGCTTGCAAGTTTTTGGATAGAAGTTATAAGGCAGTTCGGTCAAAATTAGCCAAACTCCAAAAATACAATCCGAATTTGCAATTTCAGCCCAAATGGTCAGACGCAGATGATAGCTATATCCTGAAATACTACCAACGCTTTTCATATAAGACCTTGGCTCGTATCTTAGGACGCAGTGAGAAAGCCATTCGAGATCGCATCCGAAAATTAGGGAAGCGAAAGATTTTAGACTTGACTATATTTCACAAAGATGTAGTTTTACTAGCCAATCAAGGTATGGCTGTAAAAGATATCGCTCAAAAATTAGGACTACATTACAATCAGGTATATTACTACTTGAACAAACATCAGATTCCTTACAAAAAGCGAGAGTTCAGAAATCAAAATAATCATCTCACTTGGAGGAATTTGAATGATATGGTATTTATGAGAAGGAGTTAACATGACAGACAACATAAATAACCCAAGCCACTACCAAGGTCGGTTTGGCATGGAATCTATCGATGCTTTAAGAAACTTCATGACAGACGAACAGTTGAAAGGTTTTTTTATGGGTAACAGTTTGAAGTACATACTACGACACCAAAAGAAAAACGGTCTTGAAGACCTGAAGAAAGCACGCAAGAACCTCGACTGGTTGATTGAGGAGATGGAACATGAGTGAATACGCATTGTATGAAGGAGACACCTTCGTTACCATGGGCACTCTTGCTGAAATCAGCAAAGAAACAGGAATTGCTGAAAGGATGTTGAAGTATTATACTTTCGCATCCACGCAAAGACGGAACCCGAATGGTAGAGCTGTCGTAAAGATTGAGGTGGATGATGAATGATAATAAGTTTGGAAATCAAATCAGATTGTGGCGAAAAGCCAAAGGTCTAAAGAAAATTGAGGCTGCTAAAATCTTTGGAGTCACCCCAGAAACTATTTGGTATTGGGAAAGTGGAAAAGCACAACCGCAAGATGGGGATATGTTTGTTATTTGCGAAAAATTAAATCTTGACCCGCGTTTGTTTTTGAGAAAAACGACAAATCCTTTTGCCGAAACTCTAAAAAGAAAGCGACGCGAGTTTGGATTGACTCAAAATGATTTAGCCATTAAACTAGGGTATCGCAGAGATACTATAGCAAAGTGGGAAGCAGGCAGCAACATTTCTAAATGCGCATTGGAAGATATCTGTACTTTCTTTGGAATTGAGATCCAGAAAGGAAATAGAACTCAATGAATAAAAGAATTAGGAAGAAGAGAGCTAAACGTCTACTACAGGAAAAGCAAGCAGAATTAGACAAACAGCTACGGAAATTAAGTCCCGAAGAAATTCAAGCTATAGCTAAAATGATTAACCAGGCAGTTTCTAATATTCGCAAGGCTTTCTCTCAGATGTTTGATAACTTGTTTACATTTTTTAAAAACTTGGAGGTGGAAATTGAAAAAATTGAGCGACGAAGACCTCAAAACGTTAGACAGAGAACTTTTCAAATTTCAAAACATTCAACGCACAATAGACTTAAGAAGGCTAGAATTAGAAACCAGAAACCCAGATGCTCAAAGTGGACCTACTGTAGGAATAAGCAAACCTACCGAAACTATCGCAATCAGAATCGCGGATGATCCGACTTTAAAATTTCTTGAAGGATTTAAAGGGATTATTAACAAACTCTTGAGCAATCTAGTGGATGAGGATATGGAAATCTTTAATTTGCGCTGGAGATATCCTCAACTGAGATGGGAAGAAATAGCAGAACAAAAATTCATGAGCAAAGCTACAATCTATCGACGGAGAAGGATTATCTTAGAACAGTACGCTATACTGAAAGGTGAGTTGTAAATAAGATTGAGACAAAAGACATCTTGAAGTCTCACGAAAAAAGGTCTATTATGATAGCATGAACTTCTGAAACAAAAACACACATCACACTTTAGGAGTCATCCTTAATTCTAGTCAGAAAAGTTGTCCAACAGAAGTATCGTCAAGAGTCAGCAAATGCTGGCTTTTTGTTTTGGGAAAGGAGGTAGAATATGGAATTTGTATCACCGATAAAAGATAGTGACGACATTCAGGAAATGAAAGATTATCTCAGAGAGTGGAATGAGATGTATTATATGCTATTCATCACAGGTCTGAATACTGGTTTGCGAGTCGGAGATATACTTACCTTGAAAGTTAAAGATGTCCAGGGATGGCACATCAAGCTGAGAGAACGGAAGACTGGCAAGCAGATAACAAGACGGATGACAAAAGAACTCAAGAAAGAAATGAGAAGATATGTCGAAGACAAACCATTTCATCATTTCTTATTCAAGAGTAGGCAAGGGAAAAATAAAGCAATCACTCGTGAGAGAGCCTATCAAATTATTCATGAGGCTGCTGAAGAACTTGGCATTGATAATGTTGGAACACATACAATGCGAAAAACGTTTGGTTATAAATATTACAACAAGACAAAGGACGTAGGGACATTGCAGAAAATGTTCAATCACTCATCACCTGCAATCACCCTGAGATACATAGGGATAGAGCAAGCAGAGCTTGATGACGCACTACGGAACTTTGTCATTTAATTTTTTAGATATTACTTTCACATAATGAGTTAAGCATAAACTGAAAAAATGAAACTCTTTAAAACCCATGCCTAGTAAGGGTTTGAGATTTAGAGTGAGTTTAACAAAATATAAGATATGTGAAAGTGAGGGATAAAACAACCTAGAAAAAAGGAGTATAACATGATTAAAGAATACTGCGATATGCTGTTTGAATCTAGAGCAGTTGATAAACTAAACAAAGATATAAAAAACAATCCGGAAATAAATTTCAAAATAATTGGGTACAATGTCATTCCAAGAGAGTTCGGACCAGCTCTTACATTCATCCTTGTAAATTGGGAAAAAGAAATAGTTGAAGATTCTACAACCAAAATCTCTATAATACCAGAATCAGAAATAGCCACAAGCACTGATCCTGAAGTTTCAGAGTTTATTTCAAAACGTTTTAACATACCAGACAATCCTGAATAATTTTTAAGAATGAGACAAAAGACATCTTGAAGTCTCACAAAAAAAGGTTTATTATGGTAGCATAGTTTTCTTGTATGAGGAGGGGATAGGTCAAAGACCTGTCCCTTTTAGCATTGAGAAAGGAGGTTTGAGATGTATAACAAACCTATCAGACCATCCTTGAAATCTAAGAAGTGGGAGAAGTTCCGTGATAAGATTATGCGGAAGTTCGACTATCTTTGTCAGGAAAGTTTGAGGTATGGAATTTCAGTAGCAGCTGAAATGGTACATCATATCTTTCCTGTATCTGAATATCCTGAACTTGAATTCGTCGAGTGGAATTGTTTGCCGTTGACAAACAAGAAACACAATACGTTTCACGATAGAAAGAATGATAAGATTATCAATCAAGGATTATTTTGGCAAAGAAAGAGAAAAAAGGAATTTGAAGAATTTTATGGATACCCCCCACCTCTTTAAAAATTCATTTTGGCCAGTAGGGTACCGGTGAAGGGAACTTTTTCCAAGTCGGAG